GTTTTCGAAGAGACTTTAGCATTTTATGAAAGGAGAGCAGATGATATGATTTTTGATGCGTGGAGAACTACCTGCGCTAACGAAAGGAAGATCTGATGGCAATTAAACGAGATGCGGCTGATAAATGGTTTAGCGCGTGCGTCCGAGAAAGAGCTAATTGGACGTGTGAAAAATCTGGTTTAATAGATCCCGAGGGACAAGTAAATGGTGTATCAAGAGTACTTGAGTGCGCTCACGTTTACGGTCGCAGGTCGCGAAATGTGCGGTGGCATCCTTTTAATGCTTTTTGCTTATCTCATAGATGGCATAAGTATTTTACTGAGAATCCAATAGAGTTCCAAAGATTTGTATTTGAAAAACTTGGAGAATTAAAACATGAATTATTAAGGGAGAGGTTTCATGACTTGTCGATTAAATATTCGCCTATTGAGCGAAAAAAAGAAATCCCAACTCACTATCGTAAGGAATACAACAAAATGCGAGAAGTACGAAAGTGTGGAGTTGAAGGAAGGATTGAGTTCGTTGGATACGACTGATTCTCGTGAGTTGCTAAAAGACTGGGCAAGCTGGAGAAACTCAGCAAATGGTTATCCTAGCTCAACAACTGTATGGAGATTAGCCAACGCTCCCGGTGAGGATACTTTCGGATCAAGAATACCTTCTGGTATCATTCCTCCACGCCGTTTTGAGCGTCTAGAAAAAGTCTTTAATGAATTGCTTGGAACAAAAAGGTGGGGTGAAATTGTAAGTACTACTAGAGCCTTTTATTTAGAGGGACTTGAAAGTACGAAAGATTATTTTTCTATTAGCGGCCGGACAGTTTATGATCGAAAGAAAAAATTTGAGGAATATATACAGAAAAAATTATTTTAATAAAAATTGTATTTTTTGCAAAAAACATGCATACTTGTAGTAATTTAGGATAAATGCCCTTTATGGAGAGTTGTTTTTTATTTTTTCTCTTCTTCCAAAGAATATTAGACTACTCTCCAATATCATGATGAAATCGAAATACTTTTCTTACAATGAGCTGAAATGCAAATGCGGCTGTAATCAATGCTTGATCGAGGAGGATTTTTTAGCAAAGTTAGATGATTTAAGAGAATCAATGGATATGCCTTTAATAATTACTAGCGGATATAGATGTCCCGATCATAATGAAAAAGTTTCTCTTTCGGGAAGAAATGGTTCACATACAACTGGAAGGGCGGTTGATATTGCCGTTAACCGTAAAGATGCATATTTACTGTTACAGTTTGCTTTTCTTAAAAAATTTACAGGTATAGGAGTCCACCAATCCGGATCGGGAAGATTTATTCATTTAGACGATTTAACAAAGTTAGACAAGGGCATCCGGCCGACTGTTTGGAGTTATTAAAATGCTTGGAGATGCAGTAGTAAATGTAGCTGGTAAGGTTTTGGACAAATTTGTCGTTGACAAAGACTTAAAACTTAAATTAGAGCATGAATTAAAGAGAGAGCTTCACGACGCAAATCTTGCCCAAATCGAGGTCAATAAAGAACAAGTAAAGCATCCAAGTTTATTTGTGTCTGGTGCAAGGCCTGCAATAATGTGGATTTGTGCGCTTGGACTGTTTATGTCGTTTTTTATCATGCCTTTAGCAGAATGGATGACCGCTATATGGTATCCAGAAGTGACCCTTCCAGACCTAAATACAGGCGAATTGATGACTCTAACGCTGTCATTGCTTGGTTTAGGTGGTCTTAGGTCTTTTGAAAAGTCTAAAGGTGTTGCACGAGATAACTTACGCAAATGATTGAGTATAGAGGCGAAAGGTTTAGTAAATACAATAAACCTAAAAGAACGCCGGGAAAAAATAAAAAATTTGCCGTATTAGCCAAACAAGGCGATGAGGTTAAATTAATTAGATTTGGCGATCCAAATATGAAAATAAAGAAGAATCAGCCAGCAAGACGCAAATCATTTAGGGCTAGACACAAGTGTGACACTAGCCCACCATCAAAACTAACGGCTCGTTACTGGAGCTGTAAGAACTGGTAAGAATCGAGGGCTGTTTTTACAGTCACAGGGGCGCGTTGCTTATTTTGTCATAACTCTTAAGAAGCGCGCCCTATTTTTTTTAATAAGGAAAAACTATGAAACATGGATCTAAAGGCATGGGCGTTATGTCTAAAAAAGAAATGGCGATGATGAAAGCTAAAAAGACGAATGGAAAAAAGAAACCTAAAAAAATGACTCCTCGCCGTAGGGTTAAAAAGTAAAATGAAAAAAGAAGTTCCAGCTCCTGCCGGATTTCATTGGATGAAACATGGCAAAGGCTTCAAATTAATGAAAGACCCTGCTGGCGGTTTTGTTAAACACGTCGGAGCAAGTAAGAAAGTTTCCTTTGAAGTGCAAAAGGTTCATAAAAATGCCAGTAAAAAAAGTTAAAGGTGGTTACAGATACGGTACAACGGGTAAGGTTTATCGTTCAAAAAAGAAAGCAGAAAGGCAGGGAAGAGCAATTCAGGCGAGTAAGCGGCGGCGAAAAAAATGAGAAAATTCAGAAGGGTTGCTAAAACTAAAAAAGGAACTCCAAAAAAATATTTATCCGGTGCAAAGAATCCGGCGGCAAAAGAAAAAGAAATTAGAGAAACCGCTGAAAAATACAAGCGTGGTGAATATATTAATATTAAAGAGGTAAGTAGAAGTCGTGCCAGCCAAAGCAAAACCAAAACGAAGTCGCAAACCACTAAGCGCAAAAACAAAAACCGCACTACGAAAAAAGGCAGATAACAGTCGTTTTACCTACGGTCAATTAGCTGAAGTGTATCGTAGAGGTCAGGGTGCATATCTTGGTAGTGGTTCGAGAGACGTTCCGATGGCGCAATGGGCTATGGGTCGAGTTAATAGTTTTATGACAGGGAAAGGTGGTGCGAGAAAAGCTGATAAAGATGTCTACGCTAGAACAAAAAAAGCATAAAAATCTAATTTGATAGTTATTTTATCTATATAGAACGCAAAAAATACATGAAAATAGACGTTATAAAAGAAATAAAGGTCGAAGAGTTAATACCTTACGTTGGAAATGCTAGGACTCATTCTGATGACCAAGTTAGTCAAATAGCGGCAAGTATCATTGAGTATGGGTTTACTAACCCAATACTAATTGACGAGCAGAAAGGTATAATTGCTGGTCATGGTAGATTACAAGCGGCAAAGCTATTAGGCATGAGTCTAGTGCCTACTATTACTTTAGCTGGCCTAACTAAAGCGCAAAAGAAAGGTTACATTTTAGCTGATAACAAAATTGCTTTGAATGCTGGTTGGGATATGCAAACCTTAAAGTTAGAACTAGAGAGCCTTCAAGAACTTAATTTTGACTTGGGTTTAACTGGTTTTGATGATTCCGAGCTAGGCAATCTACTCGACCGAACCGAGGGCTTGACTGATCCAGATACAATTCCTGAAAAGGTAGAGCCTACAGCTAAACTTGGAGACGTTTGGCGTTTAGGAAAGCATATTTTAGTATGTGGCGATAGCACTGACCCACTTGTAGTAGAGTCCTGTTTAGAAGGTGTAAAACCTAATTTGATGGTTACCGATCCGCCTTACGGAGTTGAGTACGATGCTAGTTGGAGACAAAAAGCAGGTATAAATAAAAATCAATTAAAGATGGGCGAAGTAAAAAATGATGACAAAGCTGATTGGAGAGACGCTTGGTCTTTGTTTGAAGGCAACGTGGCTTACGTTTGGCATTCAGCTATTATGGGAGCTAAGGTTGAGGAGAGTCTAACCGCCTGCGGTTTTGAAATTAGATCGCAAATAATATGGTCAAAAGATCGATTTGCGTTAAGTCGAGGTGATTATCACTGGCAACATGAACCTTGCTGGTACGCGGTTAGAAACAAATCAAACTGGTCAGGTAGTAGATCAGAATCAACGATTTGGCAAATAAAAGCACGTGAGGGGAAAGGACTTGGTCACTCTACGCAAAAACCAGTTGAGTGCATGAAAAGGCCGATAGAAAACAATTCAAGCGCAGGACAGGCCGTATATGAGCCTTTCAGCGGCAGTGGCACGACTATTATAGCGGCTGAGATGGCTGGTAGAGTATGTCATGCAATAGAGTTAAACCCGGAGTATGTAGATATAGCCATCAAACGATGGGAAGATTTCACAGGCAAGAGGGCAGAGTATGCCAAACAACAAATTTCAACCGACCGACGAACAGCGTAGAACCGTTTTATCGATGACTGGTTTTGGAATACCAGTCGAGGACATTGCAAAGGTAATTATAAATCCAAATACTAACTCACCTATTTGCAAGCAGACCATGTATAACTATTTCAAAACAGAACTAGAAACTGGTCATGTAAAAGCAAACTCAAAGGTTGCTGAGTCACTGTACAAGCAAGCAATAGATGGAAACACAACAGCAAGTATCTGGTGGACTAAAACTCGTATGGGTTGGAAAGAAACAAACGTTCACGAAGTTGGTGGAGAGTTAAAAATAAGCTGGGATGAAATCCCTGATGATTACTAGGAGTTGAGATTGAATCCGTATGATGAAATGAATCGTCTTGATGGAAGTAGAAAAAGCGAGACAGGCTTTTTAGGTAGACTATCCGATTTAAGGAATCTTGTTAGAAATCCTCCAAAGGTTATGACAGAATCTTCGATCGGTGTTCCGGGAACAAATGAAATGTTTCGACCGGCTTTAGTTCCAACGTTGACGCAAGATGAAATACTACAGGTGAGACTTGGAAATATTACTCCTGAGATTCAAAGAAAATCTCTTGAACACGCTTTGATGCGAGAGCGTTTAGGCAGGCCAGTATTCTTTGAGGATTCTGAGATACCTGAACTGCAAGGTGCTGATGAATTTATAAGAACAGGGATCACGCCAGATAGATTCAATCCTTTAGTCACCGGAACTATCACGCCCTTGCCTGAAACAAGAATGATGAAGATGGGTCGTGCCTTTCAAAATTATTTAAATGTATTACGCAAGACCTTTCCATCCGGTAATCCTTACGGTCAAGCGTTGGAGGATTTTTTCTTAGGCGGATCGGAAGATTTAGCTGATAGAATGGCGATGGGAGATCGCAGAGCAATTGTAGATACACGACCAAATACGCCCACAATTAATCCTGTAGTACCAGAGGCGGCAAGTTTACTCCCTATCGCAACAGCGGTGAATGTAGCAACAAAAACCGCACCCCTAGCCACAGGTCTAATAGCGGCTAAAAGTGCCACAGAGGGTTTAAAAGAGGCCTTAGAAGTACCAGATCAGGTTAATAGTCAGGATTTGATAGGAGATGCTTTAGTTCAAGCGAGGTTGGCTACCGATCCAGCGTCTAACGTTATGATGTCAGCGAGTAAGTTCACAGAGTTCCAACCTAATGAAATTAGATTAATCACTCGAGAAGATGGAAGAAAACTTCTCCCTAACGACCCTGACAGGTTTGGGTTTCGCTCGACAGTAGCTGATGTTTTAAATTTAGATACTTTTCCTAACAGCGGTACGGCGCAACAAATGCTGGCAGAGTTAGGTCAAAAGGGTGGTTTAGGTAAACGAGCCACAGATGCTGTTGGTCAAAGGAATATAAACAAAGAGGAATTGAAATTTCTTGGTGTAACTGAATTACTTGAGGCCGCTGATAAAAATAATAAACGAGTTACTAGAGATGATTTACTCAATACGGTATCTAGAAATAGATACAAATATAATTTGGAGGAGGAGGTAAGACTTGAGGTAGATCCCACATTTGAATTGATTGAGGAAAAAATACCAATTGAAAAGGCTACATTTCGCACGCCTTATGGCGAAGGTTTAGATGATCGAATAGAAATGGAGTTAAACGAAGGAGTATTTCCAAAATTGTATGGCTTACCGGATGATACTCCCCCAGATGAATTACGTGATGCAATAGAGGATTTTTATATAAAAGAATATGAAAAAATCCCGGAAGAAAAAATATCACTCGATATAGATTCATCTTTCATAACTGGCAGTTTGCTGTTTAATGATAGTCTTCCTAAAAATTCTAAATTATATGCATATAAAAATTTTGATTCTGAGTTTGGTGATGGCTACTGGGAAATCAGAATTGGAGATGATGTAAACTACGAAGTTTTAGATAAAGATGGCCAGTTTGGTAATCCAAATTCTGAAGATTACGAGTTTACTCAAAGAACAATTCCTAACAGACAAGAGGCAATAGTTCAGCTAAAAACGATTGGCGCAGAAATAACCGGAACTAAAAGAGCAGAATTTA